ACTCAGCAGTTATAAAACAAGGGCAAAGAATAACTAAGGGAGCAAGGGACGCATATCAGGGCGGCGACGATATATGGAAAATATATAATTTTGAGTTTGAACGTAACAAACTTATATCTGCTCTTGGATCTGAAACAGATGCTTTAAAGTACGCAACACAAATGGGCTTTAGAAGCGTTGATGAGTACGCGGCAGACATTGTTAAAAATGTAGTGCCTAACTATGAGCGTGTGCCAGAAGCTATTAAGCTTTTACGAAAAGCACCACTTGGCAACTTCATAGCATTCCCTGCTGAAATTATGCGAACCAGCGCGAATACTTTAAGCTATGCTATAAAAGAACTTCAGTCCGCCAACCCTAAAGTGCGCGACATTGGAATGCGTAGACTTATGGGGTTTGTCACGACAACTGCTGTTGCCGCTCCAGCAGCGCAAAGTCTCGGTATGTATCTGGGAGGCGTTGCTCAAGAACAAATGGATGCTTTGCAAAGAAGAGTTGCCCCTTGGAGCAGAAACTCCACTCTTATCCCGACATCTGTTAAGAAGGGCAAAGACGGCAAGAACTATGTAACCGGGTACGTCGATTACAGTTACCTTAACCCATATGACTATTGGCAGCGCCCTGCTCGTGCAATTTTAAACGCGGTCAACAAGGGCGAGATAGATAAGTTAGACGCAGACAAAGTGGTTTTGGAGGCTGGCTTCGGGATTCTTGAAGAGCTTACAAAACCTTTTGGAATTCCATTGCCGGGGGCGTATCCAGAAGAATCTATTTTTGCAGAAAGATTGATAGATGTAACCATAAGGCGCGGGGTAACTAGAACGGGGGCTAGAGTATATAACGACGGCTCTGGAGAGTTTGGTGTTGATACTGGGGGAGATATCGGCTTAAAGAGTTTCGCTCACATTTTTGACGCATTTAACCCGGGTGCTGTTGAACAGGTTGTCGGTGGCATAGGACCTAAACCCGAGTTAGGTGGACAGGTTGGGTACAATCCAAGTAGGTTAATGACCGCGTTAACTGCCCCTGATGGCAGAGATGCTCGTGGTAACGTGAGGCAGTTCGAGGAAGAAATCGCAGCTTTTATCACAGGTATTAGAGAGCAAAAGATAGACGCAGAAAAAGTAGTTAAGTATGGCGCTGCTCAATACGGCACTGCCACACGAGGTGCATCGCAGATATTTAATCGTGCGGCTAAAGTTGAATCCCGCATGGATCCAAGCAATGTTATCGATGCGTATGCAAAGGCAAACGAAGTGTTGTATACTCTTCAAAACGATATGTTTAGACTGGTTAAAGACATGAAAACAATGGGAATGGATGAGTTTGAAATTCGTAAAGCATTAAAAAGGTATAAAGTCGGTAATGTTTCAAACATTATGAATGGTAAATTCACTCCACAAAAAGTTTCAAACCAAATTAGAAAGAAAGCATTTAAAAATCAAAGGGAATTTGGAGGAGAGTTTCCTTTACAAGATATTAACAAGCTACGAATGGATTTAATGCGTAGACCATTAACAGGAAATACAATTGATATAGATTCTTCTAAGTCTACATCAACAGGCATTCCATCCGGGTTTCTTCCTAAAAAACCTAGAACAACGGTCCCCGGTCCATTGTCACAATTATCTACACCCACACAACCAGTTGCCGCAGCTACGGCTCCTCCCGTGGCAGCGCAAGCGGGAGCCGCTTTAGCCCCTTTAGCGGTTCCCGCAACCAATTCACTGGCTAATGCAAACCCAATCACGCTTCCTGACCCAAGGGATCAGATGATAGCGCAGAGATTAAGAGGTGTAGGATGAACAAAGATCAGTTAAGAGTGGAGCTTGCAGACGACGAAGGCTGTAAGTATTCCGTGTATTTGGATCATTTAAATTTACCAACTTTTGGAATTGGTCACCTCATTACCGAGGCGGACCCAGAGTTTGGTGAACCCATTGGTACAGAGGTGTCTGAAGAGCGAGTGCGTAGAGCATTTAACTTGGATGTGGCTGTAACCATCGACGAATGCAAAGTACTGTACAATGACTTCGATGATCTGCCTGAAGAGGCACAGTTAGTCATCTGCAACATGATGTTTAATATGGGCCGACCTCGTCTATCCAAGTTTAAAGGCATGAAAGCTGGATGCGATGCTCGGGACTGGGACAAAATGGCAGACGAAATGGTCGATTCGAGGTGGCATGATCAGGTTCCAAATCGGGCCAAGCGTTTGGTCAAGCGTATCCGTGACCTAACAAAAGACAACTAGGGAAATAAAGCGTTTATTTTCCCCAGTACAAGTAACTGAAATAATTAAATAAAAACATCGATTCTCGTGGAGCTCGTGATCAATGAACGTACCAGTATACCCTCAAGGCCCTGAGAATCGCTGTCCGAGGTGCCAAGCACCATTAAAAGTGATCCAAGTGCATGGTCATGGGCAGTGCAGCTACTGTAAGGCAGTGATAGATGACTGCTGTCAGGGTGAAACCTGTTCGGTTACGTCTTCAGACCAGAAATCCTATCGCACCTAGCTCCACTAACTACAAACTTTTTTAAGTCTGGATCGTTCATTACTTCGATGGTCATTTCTGCTGCCCGATCATTGCATTGACCAATAGTTTCATACGGTCCTCGAATATCCTCGAATACAGCGCAGTCTGATGTATCAACAATCAAACATATTAGTATCATTGCTTTAAACATTTTATTTCATTCTACCTCACCCCAGTTGTTTACGAGTGCCATGTCAACTTCAAACGGTACTTTTAATTCTGGTATGCAGTTCTCCATGATGTCTACAATTCTGTCCGCTTGTTCTTTGGACTCTATGCTAAAACATAATTCATCATGCACAGTTAACATAGGTATCAAACCTTCTTTGTAACAGTCAACCATTGCTTTTTTTGTTTGATCCGCGCTTGAACCTTGAATCAATTTATTTAAAGCTTTGTATGTAAAGGCGCGGCGTATTCTGCCTTTCCCCCCATATTCTTTTAAAGCCTCTTCTATCTTCAATGCCTTACTAAACCCAAAAGATATGGGCTCCCACATATCAAAGCGGCATTTACGTCCTAACCATGTTCTTATCGATCCCTTACTCATTGCATGTTCGGCGGATAAGTCTGCTATACCCTTAACGAAAGGGACATTCTCGTGGTATTGAGCCAACAAAACCTTGGCTTGCTCCTCATCGATGTCCATTACACCAGCAAGTTTCTTACGTCCCATGCCGTACATAATTCCAAGGTTAACAGTCTTTGCTTCCTTTCGAGTAATGTTGGCTAGGTCTGCGACCATCTGATGAAAGTCAGCGTTGCCCTTCTGGTACATTTCGACTACAGTATCAATCTCTGGATGGCGATGTAAATCGGGCAATTGAGCGCAGTAGTGTGCTAACCAACGGGGTTCTTGAGAAGCATAGTCAAAGCTGCCCCACTTTGTCCCTTCTTCTGGCAGAAACAACCCACGGATTAACCCTTTAATCTCTGGATCTCTCGCCGGGATTTGCTGTAAATTTGGGTTGCTCGACGAAAATCGTCCTGTAACTGTCCCCCCTTCATCAGAACGAAGAGGGTTAAAATCACAATGGATGCGACCGTTACACGAATGTTCAAGTATTGTCTCAACAAAGGTAGTGTTTGCCTTATTAAATTCACGCAATTTCACAATCTTCTGTGCAATTGGGTGCGTGTGATTCACAAGAAACTGTTTTGTAAAGGACGGAGCGTTAGAGTTTTCTGTCCTATGGTATTTAAGCCCAAGGGAATCGAACGCCTTTGCTATAGATGCAGCCTCCCAAGGAGAGACAGCGACCCCAGTCTCTTTCTTTATTTCTTTAAGTAAATTATCCTCTCGCTTTTGTAAATCTTTCTTGACTAACTCCGCTTTGTCTATGTCTACCCTAACCCCTTTGGTCTTCATGTCTAGTAAGCAAGGAAGTAAACTTGTCTCAAGCTCAAAAATGCTTGAAACTTTTTCCTTTACAATGTCTGCACGAAGCCTGTCCCACAGGCGCAAGGTTACCGCAGCGTCTTGCTCGGCATATCTTCCAACGAAGTTAGCATGCAACTGCCACATGCCAGACTTTGGGTTAACACCATGCATTTCGGCAGCAGAACGAAGCATCTTTTCGTTCTTCCACTCACCAAGGTACTCACCAGCCAACGAGTTCAAGTTGTAGAACCTGCGGTTCTCGTTCAACAGTGGTGCTGCAATCATTGTGTCAATGATTTTACCTTGTACTTCGATACCAGCCCACCGCAACCAGCCCAGATCATACATTGCATTGTGCATGACCTTCTCTATATGCGGTGTTTCAAGCTGTTTCTTTAACCAGTTGATGACAGTTTTTTCTGGCATATTTCCACCGGCCTCGTGACGGATAGGAAAATAACCAACAAAATCACCCGCTGCTACGGCAAATCCAATAACGTAGCCATCGTCACGGCACCATCCCGGCCCCAGTGTGGTTAAGTTCGGGTCTCTTGTTTCCAAGTCAATTGCCATGCGCTCACAGTTTGTAAGGTCAGGCAACGACGATGGCGGTGCCCACTCCTCTTCATCATCAAATAAATCAGTCTTCATTAACTCGCTCCAATGCGTCTGTGGGCTCTTGTGTCCAAACAAATATAGGTGTTCCTTTGCCTATATAAGCACCGGATACGTTAAACGAAAAGTATTCCACCGCCTCCTCGTGAGTCATGTCGTGTTCTTCTACAAGGATCTCAATACATTTGGCGGCATCATACGCCAATACGTTATCATCCCCACATCTTTCAGCTATACCAAGTATAGCGTTATCGAAGCCATCAGCAATCATCGCAGTCATTTACAATCTCTCCTCCAAGTGCGGCATAACCTATGATATCTACCCATGAGTCATCCTTTGTTGAGTCCTCTGCCAGTCGCGCTAACTTTAATCCAATCATACAAGCGACTACCTGCTCTGGTGTTATGCCCCTGCCTAAGATCACGCTCCATATGGTTGCTATGCGCTCGTGATTAAACTTAGCTGGTCCATATTCCTTGGCCCTCGG